TGTCTGCCATTACAGACCACCGCTCATGATGCTACCTTTTATGTTTGCAATGTCTGCATAACCATCTTTGAGTCCTGTAACTGTGGTATTATTGACCTTAGGTACACTCTCAAGCTTCTTGATCCTGGCTGACATCTCTTCAATAGTCTTAGCGTCTTTCTTAGACTGCTCTTCAACGATGTTCTTCACATCGACTGCTGTAAGCTCTTTAACACTCTTTGCCAACTCTGTGACTGTGTCATTGAGCTTATCAAAATCTTCTTGTTTCACTTTTAGATCCTCCTTACTTAGTTGACATATTGTACATGCCGGAGTGGGAACAATAGCTGCTCCCATGAATGATATATCAACTGCCACATCACCTATATCTCTGCTGATGTGTTCAACTGATATGCCATTAATTTGATTGTTCCGGACAAAGTGAATCATCTCTTTCCCTTCATCCGTGTTGTCTGATAAGAAGACATCCCCTTTAATGGACCGGTCTTCATAATGTTGATTCCTGATTAAGCCAATCCTGTTCTTCTCTGTCCTCTGCTTGCCTTCATAATGCCTGTTCCATATAGAATTATCACGCCAGCTATACTGCGAACTATCAAGTACACTGGCCCTGTATTCTATGCCATTCCAGTTCCCCTCTGCAAGTAATGTAACGTTCTTTATGAGATATCCTCCTGCAACATCTTGCCTCTGTGGCGGTAATTCGACTTTATAACTCTCTGACATAACAGGACCTCAGTTGATTATACAATATGGATCATGGTATAGTTGTTTCACATCAAATGCCGATATATCTCTAGTCCAGTATATTACATGATCTATGGTCCCCTCAAACAATTCAGACGCCCATCTTGTATTTCCTCCAATATGTAATGGTGAAGCTGTCGTGTTGATTGTAGGGGTTGGATCGTCAGTGTGTTTAAGTTCACCATCAAGATATATCCTGAGATACTCACCATCATAAGTACCTACTACATGCTGCCATACATCAGCAACAATCGGAGTTACTACTGTAATCCATCCACCAGCGACATCATATACTCTTAAGTATACATTACCACCTGCAACATAGAAGTATATAGAACTATGTAGATCATCAGCACCCATTTTCCCGACAATAGTACAGAAATTGATAACGTTTGTTGGATAGATTAAGGCACTGATAGAACCACTGGTTGATATGTCCAATGACTTGTCATTACCACAGTCTACATAATCGTTGATGTCATCGAATGCAAGACCACCACCGAACTTAGTACCGGCCCAACCGGTACCTTGTGAGTTGGATGCCATGTTAGCCAAAGATCCATGATTCCGATTACCTGATATGTCATTGGCTGTAGTGCCGGCTCCTTCATTGAATAACCATAATCCTTTAATGCCTCTGGATATAGGGTGTAAAGGGTTTATGAGTGATCCTGGTAATGGTTTGGATATGTGGCTAGTCATGAGTTATCCTCTTGCAATGGCCATACACTTGATATGGCAGTTGGCACCTGTAGCACCTTCATGCATGAATAAGACTCTGATTCTCCCTATAGTTGAAACGTCTAATGAGCACGCAAACTGGTCTGCATCATTCCATATTACGTCTGCGGAGTCTTTGGCGTTGGCCAATCCATCTACAAGATTAATTGTAGTATCTGTTACGATCTCTTGGCATCGTCCCCATTCGCTGTCAGCTACGACACTGGCATCCTGGATGTAAAGTACGTCATTTGCTACAAAGTCTGCTGTAGCTGCTACTGATAAGTCCGTCTCTCCCACTGGCTCCGTTGCTAACATTGCCTCTGTGTCTGCAGTTGAGATGGTTGCATCAAATTCATAAACAGTCATCCAATCTTCACACCCACCACCTGCACATGATACTTGTATCTGAAACTTGCCAGGGTTCGTGTTTGCTGTTGCTTCTACTGATGCATGAAATAACCCAAACGTGATATGTGTGTACTCTGTTACATCATACTCGTTTCCTTTCACTGTTGCCGGGTGTTCTACTGCCTGATGTGCTAAGATCTCAATACCTGACGTGATGTTCTTGAATGAGTTTAGTAGTTGTTCTAAAGTGTGCTCTGTTGCATATCCTGATGCCATATTTACTTTTCCTCCTGTTTCTGATTTACGTTAGCCAGTCCCATCATGTCAGGTTCATTTAGTTCAATCTTAACCTGGCCCGGAATTCCGGTCTTCATGTTGAGTAATCTGTTAAAGTTACGAGATGTTATACGCTGGATAGCCTTTACTCGTTTCAAGAATGATACCATTTCTACTGATGCCGTCCCGTATGTAGTTGTAGTCTGCCCTGTTCCAATGACCTCTGAGGGGACACCCAGTGCGCCTAATAGTCTGCTTAATGAAATCTCATTATATGAATCTACCTTCCCGACACCTTGTTCATCTAGTAACAAGATCTCTACATCAGGATTAGTTACAAACTCATTATCCGGCTTGAGTTCTTCAAACTCTCTGCCTATTGCTTCCTTGTCTTCTTTAGTGTACTCTACATCATGCTCAAGGTCACCTGCTTTGATGTGATACCTAGGGTAACCATGTCTTTCAATTGCTGTTGCTGTCCCTTCTGCAGTTTTAGTATCACGCATGATGTCATCATATGCACGAGCTAGTAATGACTGACCGTAATTCTCCCCTGACAAGGGTATGAGTGTATACTGGAGGACCTGATCGGGTTGTAATGTAGTTTCCCTGTCATCTACTCGCTGAGTGTAAGATTCAATTAAGCCGCCTTGTGTAAAGTCAATAGAAAAGTAACTGGGATTACGAGGGACTAAGTATAGCGGTGTGTCTGTCTGGTCCTGTACGATCTCCTGGATACAGTCACCGTATACATAAGCGTCGACTATAGATTGCCATATAAGATGTATGATGTCGATCTCTTCTAACCATGTTTCAATCTCACCGGTGTTTGTCCCAGTTAGAGTGTATCCACCTGAAACTGCAAATAGAGGATATGAGTCTATTGCTTGTGATATGAGCCCACCTTGTCTGTATATGTTCTCATATCGTAATAGATCACGCTGTGGATTACTGAAATAGCGTTTAACCTTATCCGTTGCTACTACTGTCTTCGGTTGTGGTACTTTCTTATTCCATGCCTTGAATATCTTCTTTAACTTGACCATTATTTATCACCTCGCACGACTCCGGCATCTTCATGAACTCTCTTTCCAGTGATACCCATTATTCCATATCGGACGCCATCGCATGCATCATCATTAATAGCAACTGGAGCCTCTTTATCATTGTCAGTCCAGGTGTATGATTCTGATTCTCTTATGAAGTTCTTACACCTAGGATGTATAAATAATTTGTTAGTGTCAAATAGGGCCCTCACTGTCCTGAGTCCGTCCATGATCTTATTCTCCGCTGGCCTCGCTTTTAAGTTTGCCCTGTGCATCGCACTAATGACTCTCGGAACTGAAGGGTCCACGTACGCAGTACCTAACCCCCACGTATTAATGAGTCTGTTGAGCTCTTGTATTAGATCTGCGTCATTGGTATGGGACCTGTAAAACTCATCGACTACATAATATTTGTCTGTGTGCTGCTGAATGACCATTATAGATGATGGGTGCGTGAATCCTATATCAATGCCATATACTGTCTTCTGCGGCTTGTAAGGGACTGTATCACTGACCTTGATATCCCATACTAACCCCTCAAAGTCCACCCATTGACCTTTAACCTCTTGATCGTAGAATTGACCGGTATAAAGATCTTTCAGTGATTTGACATAACCCGGGTCTAAGAATGTATTTGTATTTGAAGGGATCTCATCAAGACAGAACCACTCTTCCGATGGATCTACTTTTAATAGATCATGAAGCCATCCACGACGAGGTGTACACGTTAACCAGAGCTTGAGCGGGAACCCTGGCTGCCTTAGCCTTGCCATGACTATGTCCAGGACCTTCTTAGGGAGTAGCGTAGCTTCATCTATCCACCCGAAGGATACAGTCAATCCTCTAATCATCTCAATCTGCCTGTCATCATGTGCTGACCGGAATATAATGGACGTTCCATTTATGAACTTGATTTCTTTGTCTGTCTTGTTGTATACTTTAATTAGAGGATCTGGAATCCACTTAGGCCGTTCCTTCATTATGACATCTCTGATTAAAGGATAGTTAGGAGCGACTATTACACCTAATGCTCCTGGATGTTTAAAGGCATACTCTAAAACACACATCCAGCCGCAAGCTGTTTTACCTGCACCTACTCCTGAAACAAAAGCCCTGAACTTGGCTTCGGATTGCATGAACTGTCTCTGTGGCTCCGTTCTTGCGATTTCCATCTTCACTTGAACGTGACCTCCAATTCCAGGTCTTGTGTAATTTCTTCCCGCCTTAACTCTTGAATGAATTTCAAGTAGTCTAATAGAGAAGTCTTATCATCTGCTGCATCAGGTAGTTTATCTTTAGCGACTCTTAAAAGTAGCCTGATAGTTCCTGCACGGGATACCAACTCATTCTCCATTGTGACCTTATCCACGTGAGCACGGAACTCCGGGACCGTGTTCATATATCCCTTAACTGTGGCCTCAGATAGCTTAATTGTGTCCGCACATTCAAGATATGTCTTCCCTTCTGCAATGAGCTTAGCTAATTTGTATCGTTTAGAAGTCCATTTCCATACTTTAGGTGGAGTCATTGGATGTATGGTCCCGACCGGACAGGAACGGAGAATTATATCATACAACCTGTAAAGTGTCCTTATCCGGTCTAATTGATAAGATGCACTTGCTAATATTTATAGTTATGTTAATATGTTTATTGATTATTCCAGTGAGATTCCAGTTTGTCCACCGTTAGCAGTAGACATCGAACTGGAATATTCCAATTGTCCACTGGAATAATATTGGAATTCAAAATCGTTATCGGTATACTCTATTATAGTATATTATAATATATATATAGTATATATTCCAGTGATTCCAGATAGTACAGGGGGTACCTCTGTTTCACGTGGAGATATAATCCCCCCCTTATACTCTGGAATTTACTGGAATAATGGATAATAGTGCTTACTGCTATTGTTTAGCTGTCCAGTGGACAAACTGGAATTCCAGTGGAAACAATTAAACCAGCCTACTGTTACGGGTTGACTCACTGGAATCCTGAAAAAAGTATGTTGTTCCTGGTTAATCGATAGGTAAAATTCAAACCAGGTACAGGTAGTATAGTAATCTCACTGGAATAATTATAAATGGATATTTGGCCCCCCGGAATCCGTAAGAAAAGAAAAGATATTATATTGCGTGGTATGTTCCATCTTCTTTAACTACCAACCCTCCGTCTTGTAGTACTCTAAGATCTGCGTATATCTGTGCTCTTCCTCGATCTCGTCCAACCATTAGATCTGGGACGGTTACTCCATAAGAGTTCTTTTCATCCCCCCACTTCTTAGTATCCCACTCCTGGATGAGTTCAAGTGTCTGTAGTTGCTGTTCGTTTAACTTGTGTGTATTATATCGTTCAATAGCATTCCATAGTCTTGTAGCTATCTCTACGTCCTGTGGTGCTGCATATAATGTATTATCTGGATCTTTTATTACTCGAGCTTTATGGTTCATTACAGCCACAGTTTGTATAAGTGATATGAACGCTTTACCATCCCTGTATTTAGTCTTCGCTCCGGCAGGATAGTCAAACTCAGGCAACACAACATGATTAAATTCATTGCTGTTAATACACATATTTAGGATATCGCCTGTTATGCTATCGATTGGTGTTTTGGTTAGGCGTCCCATAGCTTCTTGTTTGAATCTATCCAGTACCTTTTGGTGGTGCTCTTCCGTTTCGTCTGTGTTTATCATGATATACCTACTGTTTAACTGGTGTCCTTCGTCATTCAGTGGTGTTACAGTGGAAAACCAGATTAGGGGCTCTCCATCTAATATGAACTTTTCAGCTTTCTTATTAGCCACTGTACCATATTTTGCAGGTCCATTATTATTACCCAGGGCTTTTAGTAACTCGATATCAACATCAGTTGCATCATCTAAAATGATTAATTTATTGTGTACTGATTCTTCTTTCGAGGCATACATTAAATATTTAGGTGACATATGATTCACCGGGAACCGCATACTACTATTTAGCAGAGATTCGCACGTTAGCCCTAAGTGTGACTTTCCAGACTGTACATTACCTATGTGCTGCATGTGGAGTAAGTTCTCAACACAGGAGTTAAGTGACAGCAATGAGTAAATACAGAGCTCTGTGTTCAATTCATTCCCTATTGCTTCCTTCTGTACCTCATTTAATAAGAATTTTATAGGGTCATTTAATAGTATTTTATTAGCTCGTTTAATAGTTTCCTCCCTCTTGTGCTCCTGCTCCATTGCCTGATCATCTGTCATTCCACCGAGTAGTGTATTCATATCATACTCTGCGTCCCCTCCTGTTGTAGCCCCTGTTTCAGACATTGTGGGCCTCAGTCGTAATTGTTAGGATCTAATCTGTTTTGGATGGATTTTACTGCACCTACCAATTGAAGTTGAATACATTGATTGCAGAACAGTTCCCTTTTTAAAGTTAGCTGGTGTGCAGGGTTGGGTGTTCGCATCATAGATCGTACTATATTATCTGCTTTAGGGTGTCTGCATGGTGTCTGTTCAAAGTCACACCACGACGGAGGCAGTGGCGTTGGTAGTATCTTACTCATGTGAATCACGCTCGATCTTCTCTGCTACTGCAAGCTCTACATAGTCCCCGAGTGGGATATCTAACACAGCACAACGCATCCTCAGAGTCGTATGTGTGTGTTTAGTTATATTCACGGTCTTAGTTTTTAGTTGGTTAGTTATTCGATTCATTTTAATCACCTTTGTAGTTTCTCGCTATATCCCTATTAGTTTGTAACTATTTATACCTTGTGGTCTTGCTATGGATTATGTAGGTTTAGTTTGGTTAACCGATACATATTTAACCTATTACAACCAATATATACTTATTATGAAATCAGAAATAAAGTTAACATCTGAAAATGGAGAATCCGTAACTGAACTAATCGCTGTCCAGTCTGGCGGACGAGTAACTATAGTAGATGCACTTAGAGCCTTAGAAATTCCAGAGGACAAGTGGAAAGACACATATCTGCAAGCACACCTTATGCTGCTGCCAAATCAGGAGTGAATTAAGATGAAACTAGAAATGATGTATCATCACTTATTTGATATACTTCTTATCGTCTTATTTATGTTATTTGTTGTTCCATTTAGTATAGTGGTCGGGTTGATGTTGATTAGTCACGATGTACGTTTTATTGACCCTGTTGCTTGTTATTTTATGGGGTTGGGTATTGGGTATATTACATTTGCTTTAATATCAATGTGGATGGTATTTGTACGTAGTCGGCACTCAGATATCATACAGGCTATGGGGTATATTCTTAAATGGGATGATGGTTCAAAATGAGTAAATTACAAATTGCAATAAGCATACTAATCCTTGCATTGATGTTCGTGCCTTCTGTGTTTGCATTGGAAGGAGAAAGCCCTGTTGATATAGTTGATAGACTCTCTGCTGAGGCAATGTTAGTCATCTATGCCATATCTGCATTCTTCTTAATAATTGGTGCAGGTATGTTTATCATCGGTGGCGCAAGTGCAAAGACTCGGGCCTGGGGTGCTTATATGATCATCTGTGTAATCGGTGGTAATATTCTATTAATGGTAGGACCATGGATCTTAGACATTGTATATACTCCTGCTTAATTTTCATGCTTATGATGTCTTTTCCTGTTTGTGCTGGATATGATAACTACAGTGATGCCGTACCCTGGGAATCCGTCGATGACCGGGATGGCGGTGTTGTTGCCCATTATTACCAGTGGAATAATAGGATGACATCTCATGAAAATATTGAACGGATGTATAATCCTGCATATTTTGGACTGCCAGTAGATACTCGCCTGTGCTATGGTGGAGGTCCTATCAGATGGACCTACATAGCAATCACTGGTCCCAAATATGCAGTTTTGTACAATAATACAATTTATACAAATTCTACAGATGTGGTTTATGATGTTGGGTATCTACCCGAGCCCAAAACCTCACTGAATGGCGTTACAATAGATAGTGTGACGGCCATAGAGCGGTCTTACGATGGTAAGATGTTAGAGGTAGACATTACCTGTGAATGGCATACATCGAAGAGGCGGACCAATGGAAAGGGAGTTAAGAAGGATTACCGGACCACAATTATTCATCAGAAAGTACATAACAATGTCACGACTTGGGTTCAGGCCAATGAATATAATAATACTGTAGAGTGTATCATCACAAATCATAGTGGACTTTACAATACTCTTAGTATGACTGGATTGCCTGAGGATGCAACACACTATAATATCAGTGTGAAGATTGGGAATCAGACTGAATCCCTTATCAAATCAAGTTATGTCTTTTTCAAGAATCATTCTGTAGACTATCAATTATATGATATGTATGATTATGATTATTATGTGCTTGATGGCATTTCCCCGTATGGCAAAGATATGTTTGTAACGGGCCAGGGTTACATTGATTCAATAAAGATCATTGTAAGTTCTCCTTTCGCTTCTTATGAGCTTGATACTAACCTAACCAGGATAGATGAAGAAAAGAAGATTAGTTATGAGGGTATGAGTGCCGTTATCATGTGTTTATTAATTGTTTATGTAATTTATAGGATGGTGAAATTATGGTAGATTTTTTTAGTTTAGATCATCAGATATCAAATATTGGATTGAAAGCCGTAGGTATCACAGATAACCAGACCATTAGTGGAGGGCTTCTTGGGTGGCTTGTTGATGGTGGTATACTGGGGTCAGGTGCTATATCAAATCCGTATGTTGAACAGCTTATACCAGACCTCTACTTACTATTCTATGCAGTTTCCACTTTTGTTTTAGTGGTTGGCATCCTTATTTATCTGTTTGATCCACTCCGGATGCTGTCTGCGTATGGTGCGTATGCCTTATGTGAGCTACTTAGACGAGTTGTAATGGGAGCTACTGCAGTAATTTGTGCTACGTGGATCTTAGGATGGATAGTTGATCTGTCTGACGGGTTAACGCTAATGTTCGGCCTGGACTCTGATGTTATGCTGTTCGTCGTGGATATGTTCACATCAGCCTATAGCTGTATTTTCGTTATGTTAGGCGCGCTTGGTGTATTTGCCACTGCCATGATGTATTTTTCCAGAGCAATTATATTAAGTTGTTCTGAGGTTGTGTTTATTATCGCTGTTACTTTTTGGATGGTTGGTGCTATTGATTTGAGTATATGTAAGAATATAGAAGGCCTTGGCACTGGATTAATTAGATTGTTACTTTGGGGTATCTTCTTTGCTCCGATGATGGCGTTAAGTTATGGTATAGGGATGGGCGTTATGATGTCTGAAACAGGCCCTGAATCTGTTAGAATGTTTTTCGGTATAATGATACTGTTGTGTTCGCTGTTTGTCCCTGCTCTTGTGTTCTTAAAATTTGTGTATAATCCGATCACTCCTGCGACTAAATTAGCGTATAAAGCGAAGGTGCTCTTATGAAAGAAAATGTAGGATATGAAATCCCCCCTAGTTTAAAGTATGAAGAGAAGATCTTTAAAGGATTAACTCTCCGCCAGTTGATATTTTTATTAATTGGCGGTGTTGCTTGTGTATTGCTTGTAAAACTCTATCTGTGGATTGGAGTGACCGGGGACCTCAGTAAAGTTATACTGATCATGAGTCTCCTTACTGCAATCTCATCCTCACTCGCAATATGTGAATTAAGATTAGATAGTTGGTTTAATACAGTATTCCGGTACATAAAAAAAGGCAAAAAGATCCACCGGTTCGATAAAGAGATGTTGGAGTTTCTTACACTGCGGAGTATTAATCACGATCATTATTTTAACGTATATGGTGACGCTTGTATCATATTGAAACTATATACGCTTACTGGCGATAGATCTGATATCAAGAACGCTGATGTAATCAGAGCTAATGATATTGATTTCTTGAACTCTTTGCCTTGCCCTATTCAACTTGTAGGCTACTCTTCATTGTTTGACATAGATAAATATATTTCTATGGTCCTTGATGGTGTAGGTTTACTGCCTGATGATCAACAGAACCTTATGATCGGCCATTTAGATCATCTAAAACAGTACTGCGAAGCTGGCAACATCAAAGATAAAGAGATATACATGGTCATTCGTGCTCCTGAACACACCATTGATCCTGTAGAAAAAGTACGCATTGATACAAAAACCATCATCAAAGGCCTTTCGTCCTGCTTTGTTGTAGGTGAATGGTTAAAAGGATCTCGACTGACGAACACGGCACTTATGATTACGTGTGATGTTGGACGGGATGGAATAGATTACTTAGCAGACTATGTCACTATGGAGGATATAAAGAATGTTTGATCAATTACGTGAAGTGAAACTGGCCTTAAATACTCGGCTCTCCCGGGTAGATGGTAATAACTCTAAGCCGTATTCACTCCGGAAGAAGAAAGGAGTTAATGAAATCGATGATACACTGAAACTGCTTATGAAACCTGATTCTATTGTTGAGAAATGGGATTTTGTAGAGATTGGCGGTGTACCTCATTCTGTATTGGGTTGTGCAGGATATCCTTCTATGGTCCGGCCTAAATGGCTTAATGGTCTGATAGGAGGGGGTAATGATGTTAATTTTACCCAGTTTATAACTAAAGTGGATAGTGATACTGCAAGATTGCACGCACAAAAGCATCTTAGAGACCTGGAAACTGAAGAGATTGCAACACAACGAGACGGTGGTGTTCCCACTGAGGAACTAAAGAATAAGATTGCCGCCATTAAACAGAGAAGCGCTAAGTTGGGATCAGGTGAGGAAGCTGCGTTTGATATGGCGCTTTATCTTAGCCAGTCTGCGCCTACTGAATCTCTACTACGTGAGAAGGTAGCCGGCCTGATCGCTAAGCTTAATGGCTTAATGATTCATCCTGCAAATCTATCCTTCAAAAAGACTAATGCTTACAAGAACTTCATGCCGTCCGGTGTGGATTATGTAGGCATGACTAAAGAATTTGATTCATCCAGTATGGGTGAAAGTATCCTCTTACCTCGTGATGCTGTTGCCGGTGGGTTGACTCCTGGAGCAATATACATAGGTGTGGATTTCGATACAGGGATACCAATATTTTATGATAAATTTAACAAGGAGCGAACTAACTATAACTGTTTCACGATTGGGAAAAGTGGGAGTGGGAAGTCATTCAGCCTATCTACTCGTGTGATCCGGGATGCTTGGGCGGGCTACTCAGTAAGTATAGTTGATCCTAAGAATGACTACAGCCATGTCATAGAAGAGCTTGGTGGAGTTGTTGTTAAGATCTGTGAAGGTGCCGAAGGAATCCGTATGAATCCATTTGATATTGGAGCCGGCCAGAAGGATACTCTTACTGCCAGACAACAGGAGATACCGAAGTTCCTATTAATGTTACTGGGTCCTGAAGGTGTGACTGCTGCAGGACTACCAATCATAGATAGAACTGTTATTGCGATCTACAAGGAACGAGGTATAACACAAGACCGGGATACCTGGGCTAGAGATCCACCTATCTTAACAGATTTCTACGATTATGCAGAGAATTATATAAATGGTCCTGATGTTGACAGAGAAGAGAAAACAGCAGGTAGAGCCTTACTAAGAAAACTTGAGATGTACACGACAGGTTCATATTCCAACTTCTTTAATGGACTGACTAATATAAAAATGGATGAAAAGTATATCAGCTACAATTTGTTAGAGATTCCCGACACTGTACAAGATGCCATAATGTACCAGATCATGCTAAAACAGTTTGCATTCATGATCAATAAAGCGTCAGGTAAAAGGACGCTGGTAGTAGACGAGGCATGGAGGCTTATGCAGAAGGAGTCAGAAAGCATTAAATCACTTGTTAAGTTATGTCGATACTTTGGATTATCTGTTGAACTATCAACGCAGGATCTTGGCGACATCTCCATGACAGACGTTGGAGATTCAGTTTTGGGTAATTGTGAGACTAAATATATCTTTGGTCTTGAGCACTCTGAGCGGGACAAAGTTAAGGCTACATTTGGCTTAACTGACGATCAAGCCGACTTTATTACAGGAGTTCGTAAGAAAGGTGAGTGTCTTTTTATATCGTCCGGTGTAGTTACGAAGCTAAAAATAATAGCTGCACCTATCGAAAAGCTATTAATTGAATCAAATTCAACCACAAGCGAGCCTGTGTGTATCAAAACCGATTTGCGGAAGCTATTCCATCCTATAAAAGATCTTTCAAGTGAACAGAGAACCATATTGGAAGATGACGGATACAGAGCAGTACGATCCAGACTGCTAGGTCCTGGACAAGCTTCATTCATGATTAAGAAAACAGGTGCAGGCAACCAATCGGATGAGCATTTTATCTTAACAAGGCTTGTTGCTGACCTTGCTGAGAATGAAGAATTAGACGTAGAAATAGCAGATTATGGTAAAAAGACTGATGTATTAATCACCGGAAACAATGGAAAAACAGCCGGATTTGAGATTGAAATGGGGACTAATAATAATAGCGATTTACTTAATAAAGTCGCCAGATTGAATGAAATGAAGAGTTTAGATGTTTGGTATTTCGTAACAAGCTCTGACGATGTATCGAAATACACAAAGCATCATAATAATACTATCTCTTTTGCAGACGTGCAGGATTGTATAACGAAATTCGTAAGCGAGACAAAATAATAAGAATACCTATTATGGAGCTATTATAAAATGTTAAAAATTGAAAAGAATTTATTTAAATCAGCCAAAAACCTGCTGATTTCTGGAATTAATATAGTCGTTATTGTTAATTTATGTATGTGGGGGGCTGGATGTATCGATTCCGATACGAAAGGAATAGCGGGTAGCTACTCAGACGGTGTATCTAATACCTTGGATGTCTATGATAATCATACTTATAGATGTATCCAGGTAGTAGGTTACTTTAGAGACACTGAAGTCAATCACACTGTTACTGGCACTTGGACCCGTACTGATGATATAGTCGTCTTCACTGGCGACTGTGTAGTTACTACAGCTTACATCCACGGTGACGAGTTGATCGTTGACGGTAAGACATATGGTTTGTTGGAATGAATCTGTAGCTTCCTGCTCGTCAACGTAGTCCTGCGTTAATTACTGAGCGAGCGGTAACGCGCGGTCGTAATACCTGGCGACTGCCAGGCTGGTGTTGTTAAGAGGAACGTCCTCTTAAGCCCGTATAGTCTCAACAGAGACGGCGGTAGTCGGTGACAGGATATTTAATATCCGTAAGCTGTACGATATCCCCGTACATCTCACAGATATCTACTTTTTAACATCTTATTCATCGTGTGATTCTTGTAGATACTGTAGACACCTGTCTTAACTAATCCGCTGCATTGCGAAGTGTGGGGACCATTGTGCTGATTGATTCACATCTAATGCGCCACCTGATGTCTGATATACGAATAACTCGACGTAATCATTCACTGCTAAATTGTATAGAGTAGTGATTGAAAAAGAAGGGTTTACATTGCATAACTCCTTATCATGCTTTGCAATGTATGTTGTTCCGTTATGTTTAATTGCTACTGCTCTGTATCCTACTGGAGGATCATCTTCCGCAAATTCCACATGACCTGAAATAGTATACACGCCTTTTGTCTGACAAGTTAACCTGGTTGAATTGGATGATACGCTGTGTATTGAGTCTGTATCAAACAGTTCTGAATCAAATGGTATTGCCGTCCATGTACTGTTTGGTATTGATCTAACAGAAGACCTGTATACTCTACATCCTGCCTTAGCACAGCACTCATGCCAGAACCCACCTTTTATTATATAAATTGAATAGTCGCTAGCACCATCCCGGAACGCATTAAAATAATTCTCCCCTGATGTAAGTTCAGCTAGTATGAGTACATCATTCATTGCATCTCTTGGAGTTGATATCTTGTTTCCGTAGATGGTAGGGCCCTTTTGTAAGCTGAGACCTACTTTGTTCGTAACTGTGATTACATCGTTTATCATCAGGATCCCGTATAAATCAGATAGTTGTATTACGGTCCCTGGTGTAAATGGGATAGGATCTCTATCCCGTAACTTGACATACGAGAACTCACCGATGTAGGCTCTATAAATAGTATCTATTAGCTTACTGGTCTTCCTGATGAGTTGATCTTTAGCCCATATTATAGATGGTGCTGATGGTTCTTGTTTGTCTGATGTGCCAGGTTTGATTCCTGGTGGCTTTGGTGCTGCCACATGATCACCCGTTAACCTTGATAATATCTCTGGGTTCCGTGATGTCCCTTACTGCATTCTGGATATATAGATCAACGATCTCCCATCCTCGAGTATAAAACAAGTACACCGATGAATCAAGATCATACACTGCATAATCTCCAGCGCTGCCCTCTCCGTCTGTGAGCGTGTTATCTATTTTCCCACGTGTTAATACTCGGTTGATAGTTAGATTCAACTCAGCGGCCTTGAGTGAATCCGATGAAGCGGGTATACTGACGTCTTCTGCGATCAGCTTAGCATTGATCTCATTGTATGAATGTGTGAGTAATTCTGTAAGATCTGCATCTGAAATTGGATTGACATTCCCTGAAGTTCCTATGAAAGCTTTTAATTGTGCTGGTGTTGCGTAGGACATTATTTATCCACCACTGGCAAATCTCTAATATCTCTTTTCTTGGATGATGTATACGGATCTACTGGGGTAGTTCTGGCTTGATATGCTCGTTCCGTATACACACCTCCGATCTGTGCATCTGTTAATTCTAGCCAGTCCTGTTTATTGTCGGACCTGGTCCGCATGGCAGTTTGACGTTCCCGGTCCCATCGACCATATAGATATTTTCCGCAGTTCTGGCTAGATAACATTTTGTTATGACCTCCTTAGTACTCGATCCTGCTCATTGCTGATGCAGTGATTGTTTGTACATCAAACCTGGATGTGACTGACATACCGACCAGGTCCTTGATAGGATCGTCATAATTGTTTACTGAGATATCACGCCTCATTCCTATGGCTTGGGCAACAGATGAGTCATACACGACCATGCCGATCTCTCCATCTGCTGCATAACCCCATTCCTGAGTACCATTATCCACTACACCGCAAACATGAACGCCTAAGCCCATTATTCGAGGTACATAACCAGTATCTACTATGGCTTTGGTTGGGTAATAGTTTGTAGGTACATATTCCTGCAAGATTATTGCTTCGGCCTCTGGATGCATGACAAGAGTATCGGGATTAAAGCCGGCTGCTCTAACTTGAGATACTGCGGCTGCTACTGCTTTTATACCCTGGTTAGTGCCTGTTGTATCATACTCAAGACCTGCACTGTCTATCGCCATTGTGATTGAGTTCTGATTAAGCCGGTTCTCAATGGACCTGCCTACCTTCCGGACCTCCATAGCTGCAGTATCAAACAGGCCGTCTTCAATCAGTTCATTAGTGATCAACGGTCTACCACCATACTTTGCGGCTGTGTACTGCACTGGGTCATAGTTCTGGTTCTTGATGGGTATGTTTGTACCTTCTGCAATCTCAGGTGCGTATGTTCCCTCTTCACCTACAGTAACATTCATTACTTTAGATTTCATATTGAGGATTTGGAGTGCTTTACGCATACACACAGATGGTTCAGCACCTTCAAATGCGGTTCTGTATGCTTCCGCCTGGATCAGGGTAGTACTTTCAATTGATTCAGACAGGAGTAGCTCTTTCACCGAGACAAGTTTACCTTCTTTCATCATACCTAGTTCTTTAGGTAGGCTGGCGATTGCTCTTTTAGCATAACTTGATTCAGGATTGTTTGCGATATCTAAATATCTTGTGAATAGTTTAGTCATGATAGATC